GTCCTTATATTTCTGTAAATGTCCCAACCATCAAATCCACCAGCTGGACAGAAAGTGAATTTACGATAATTAATACTTGTTAGTTTATTATCGTCGCCACCAGTTTGACCTTCTAAGTCATATGGTGTAACATCAAATTCATAACCTGTTATTGTACTGCCAGTAATTGTTGCCGCGTTTACGGATAAGTGGAAACCAGTTGTTACTTGACTAGCGTTTACACCTTTATATCGGAACATATCATTGTCATATCCAATTTGTGAAGAAACACCAAGTGAAACTCTTTTATATCTATCAGCAAATCCAGCTAATATAGGTTCACCATCGGTATCATATTCACCAGTTTCTTGACCAGCAATATAATATTCGGTTTTATATGTCATTCCACCTAATCTTGTTGATCCAATTAAATCAGTTGTAAAACCTTTAAAACCAGCTGGAATTGCGTCTGTTGGATGATCTTCAACCAAATCTAAGAAAATATATTTTGATTTTAGTTCATACTCACCATCAACAGTACCAATTTTTCTTCCAACATAACCCGGAAGGGTAGTATCCATCGTACATCTACTGAATTTCTCAAGAACTACCATATTATCATCAGTATCATTAAAATCACGAACTATAACATCGAATTCTAACTGATCCAAGTCAATATTCATTATCGTTGTTTTAATTTGATAATTTGCAGAATGACCATCAGAAATCGAATAGATTTTAAATAGGTCATCAACCGAACCACCACGTACTTCAGAAACAACCATTGGTGTTGCAGGTGTGTCCCAATCGGTTAAGAAATCGTCACCAGTTAAATGATATTCAACTGTGGTATCTAAACCAGCAACCAATCCACTTTCATATAGTGTTTTTAGTAATTTTGGATAAACCTCATACACATATAATGGAAAATCGTCCTTGTCTTTATCATACACATCAACACCAAGTACTTTTGTAATGTATTTTGAAGATGTTGTGTCTAACGAACAAGTATATGTTTTAAATACACTATTATATGATGTCATATTAACGGTAAACTCCGCTAATGGATTTGTGGTAAGACCAGTAGAACTAATAGTAAATCCTGTATCTCCAGTAATCATTAAGGTTAATACTTGACCAACATATGTTCCTCTTGACCTTAATGCTGTAACGACAAGACCATCATATTCATTTCTTTCAGCAGGATAATCGACTCTTGTGACATCAAATCGAGTATTACCACTATCATAAACAAATAGATAACCATATAATTCATTAGCACCACTATCAAAATAATAATTGTACCAGTTTTGGTTTGTGTATGACCCAATTGGACTTGTAACATGATTTCCAGTTAAACCAGATGTTAATCCTGTTGGTATAGACCCAATTGTAAACCAATCATCATCTGTATATGGTGTTCCAGTATGAGTTGTTACGATATCATCAGGAACACTTTCACCACTTAATGCGGTTTTTCCTGATAACTCAGCATAGAATGTACTTCCAGTAACACCAGTTGTTGTTGGAATTAATGTTGCTGATGATTCGGTATATGTTGTTCCAGTATAAGTGACACCCCCGATTGTTTTTAATCCAAATGTTTTATAAGGTTTATATCCAGTTAACCCAAGAATTCTTGTAACGAATAATTGGTTGGATTCTTGTAAATATGATTTTGCGACATATGCTAACTCATATTTTGGGTTTCCATCAGCATCTTTTGCTGAATTTGTTGTACCAAAATATGTTCTAAAATCGTCAAAATCAGTTACTAAGACGGGTTCGAATGCAGGACCTTTTAATGTTTCACCTACTAACCCTAATGTTGTTACACCTACACTTCGTGCAACGAATGTTAAATCTTTTTCTGAGGTATATACACCCGCAGATACGAATACTTTGTTTGAATCTCCCATTGATAATATTATTTTAGTTTTTTTATTCTTATTGTATAAATATCTGAGTTTTTCCGAAAGATTTATGTCCCAACAAGATAAAAGATAGTAAATTATCTATATTTATCTAAAAATATCTTTTTCAATGGAAATGACCTTTAAAAATGTAAAAATTAGTAAAAACCATCACAATAAATTGAAACAACATTGTGATGAACACGGGTTGAAAATTTATAAAGTGCTCCAAAAATGGATTGATGAGAATTGTAAACCGAAAAAAAAGGATTTATACGATGAATGATTAATAGAAATATGCAACTCCAATTGTGGATCCTAATAATGGATTTGCTAAAATAGTAATCTCATTTGTATCTGTAACACTAAATCCTTGACCTTTAATATCAACTAAACCATTTATTTCAACATAAATAACACTATCAATTGGATGTTGTGTATTATAAACTAATGTAGAACCATCATAAGGAAAATATTCGTGGGTTAAATTAACAATGTTTCCATAACTATTTACCAAGTAACGCTCTTTTTTAGGATAATATGCAATTATAATGTCATCCCCAGATAATGGTGCGGTTGCAAATGTAATGTTTGATGTCCCACCTAAATGAAAATAATCAACACCAAGTCTTTGAAGGTCACCATTAATAGCCACATAGAATAATGTACCAATTGGCTCACCAACACTATATAATGTTTGTTGACTATTACCCGTATAATTAACAATGGTAAGTCTAACACTTTTATCTACATAGGTTCTTTTAACGGGTGTCCCCATAATTTCATATAACAAAATAGCTCGACTAATTGCTGGTTTAACTTCAAATTCTTCATCATCAATTAAAAACCCCAACATTGTAAAGTCATATGATTGGGTATAAAATTTACGACCTTCCATATTATCTATTGGTGAATTATCATTAATTCTGTCTAAAATAATTGGAATGTAATGACCCTTAACCCTTGTATATGCCTGTCTTGATGAAAATTTTTGTAGAACTATTTTATTAAAACGATTTAAGTCCCTAATTTTCTGACAAACAATATTAACTTCAAAAGAAATATCAACGGCAACAGGTTGTGGCATTTTATAAACATCAGCCCCCATCATATTTCCATTCCATGTTTTAACTGTTTGGTAATGGAATTCGTGTCTATCTGGAATTGTTCTTTGAAGAACAGGATTAGAACCGGGCTGTGGGTCTGGTTTTCTAATTACAGCGATGAAAGGTAGTTTAATGTTGTTATCACCATCTGTAAATGTCCAATTAGATGACATTTCCCCCCATCTTTGAATGGTTAATATTCTTTCATATATCGGAATTTCATTACCATCTGATATCACCTGTAAATTGTCTTTAACAAAATTAAGCATCCCCAAATCTAAATCATCGTGTAGTACTGATTCTGGTAAATTGGAATCGTGTTTGGTTATTTCGTCCAACATTTCCTGTCTTCGTTCAACCAATTCGTGACCTCGATATATTTGTATGTCGTTTTTTCTTTTAGGTAATGACATTTTATTGTGTTTTAATTAATATTTCTCGAACCTTTGTAAATAATTCAATTAATTCTGGTTTTAAAGTTGCGAGTTTTTCTTTTTCTTCATCCGAAAAATCATACATTGTAGCTCCCATTTTGACGAAAGAATCGGTTTCTAACATCCTCATTAATGTCGCCATAATATAGGGGTTACCCATATTTTCAATAAAATTCTCTACAAATGTTTGTAACGTTGATTTTATTGGACTTCCATATTCATTAATAAATCTCTTTAATTGTTGTTCTGTCATAATAATTTTTTTCATTTTTAAACTCCTCTAAATTCGGTTTCCTGTGCAATTGCACAAGTTATTGTTCGGTATGATGGTCTATAACCAAAATGTAAATGTTTGTTATCCGATACTACTTTACCGTCATTTATTACTGAGTAATACCTTATTTTTGATTCAGACTCTTGATATCCAATATAATCACCATATCTAATATCAATGTTTAATTCTTCCAAATGTCCAATATAAACTGAAACTTGTAAGTTTCCGGGTTCAAGATATCTATTAAGTCCAGATTGATATGAGTTGGTTTTTGGTTCTTCTACCCTTACAATTCCGTTAAATTCAACTGGTGGTAAATATTTAATCTGATCTTGACCAACCTCAGCATAAACCTCATCTGTTTCAGTTTTAATTCTATCAACACGAAATAGAACGAGTTTCATATTAATATCACCGTGAAGATATTCCTGACCCATTTCCATATGTAAGTCAAAATCTTCATCACTAAAAAATTTTGGGTTTCTTGTTATCGGTAATTTATTCGCCATATCATATAAATATTAAAACTTTCGGACTCTGTTTATTAATTCATTTATATTATTTTTTTCGTCAACGACTTTAATATCTGGGTTGATAATATCTTCTTTTCCATCAAAAACACCATAAACACCCTCAATCATATCATCCAAATGATGTATTGTATCAAGATTATTTGTAACCTCATCATTACTCTCAAATGGTTTTACCCCTTCTGCGGTACTTAATGTGATGTGAGGGTATGCGTTCTTAGATAGTTTATTATCAACCATTAACACATCCACTTTACGCGTAGTTAACCTACCTGTAATAGGTAATTGTATCAAATCACCAATCGGAATATCTTCAATTGATTTTGGTCTAAATTCAATGGTCGAATGATGGTAAAATACATTTGGATGTTTAGGTGGATATTTATCCATCAACTTATCTTTATCTACAAAGATTGCACTATATATAATTTTCATAATCTAATTGGTTGTATTAACAATAAATACTTTAATTATAAAGATAATATAGTTATATTTAAATATGGAATTGAAAATTATAGAGATTGACGCAAGGGAAATCTTAGAATCATATACAGGTGCTAATAATCAAATATTAGAATGGCAATATAAATACAAAAACACCAAAAAATTCAAGTTAGCAAGGACACAAGCCATTTATATTGTTAATAATCACGAGATAGTACCTAAAATCGCAAGAAAATATAACGAAATTGTTACTGCTTTCGGTGAAACTCTAATGGAAAAAAGACGATTAACCACCCCACCACAAAGAATATGGGTTGAAAAACTATTGACGGAAACAGAAAAAGCATATCACATCTGGGGAAAAATAATTGATTCTGATAAATTACACGCATTTTGGATCCCCAAAGCCGCGATTATCCAAGAAGAAAAGAAATTAGATAGGATAATCGACTATTCAAAATATTCACACCGACCATTAATGGATCACCAAAAAGTAGCTGTCGAAAAATTATTAGCAAACAATAGGTATATTCTTGCTGATGATATGGGTCTAGGAAAGACCACATCCGCTGTTGTAGCGTCATTGGAACTGGACATTAAGAAGGTACTAATCGTTTGCCCTGCGTCCTTAAAAATCAATTGGCAACGAGAAATTGAAGAATACACCAAAAAGAAAACGCTAATCGTTGAAGGAAGTAAATGGGGATCAACATTTGCTTATTACATTATTAATTATGATATCTTAAAAAACTTCCACACAACTGATGAAACAGAAGAAAGTGAAGCATATAAATTAATAACAAAAGAAAACTTTGACTTAGCAATTATCGATGAGGCTCATTTTATTTCAAATCCATCGGCACAAAGAACAAAATTACTAAATGATATTCTTGGTAAAATACCAAAGGTATGGTTATTAACAGGAACACCAATGACTTCCAGACCGATTAATTATTTTAATTTACTAAAAATAGTTAATTCACCATTAACACTTAATTGGCAACGATATGTTAAAAGATATTGTAAAGGATTTAGATTTAAAGCGAATGGTAGATATGTTTGGAGCACAAGCGGTGCAAGTAATTTGGATGAATTAAGGGAACACACGAAAAGCGTCGTATTAAGACGATTAAAAAATGATATTCTTGATTTACCAGAGAAAATAATAACACCAGTATGGTTAGAATTGAAAAGTACTTTTTACGATGAAGAAATTGATGAATTCTTAAAAATTAGTGAAAATGAAAAAGGAAACGAAAGTATCGCAATTACTTTAAGTCGATTAATGAAAGTAAGACAAATAATTGCAATTGAAAAAGTGGCGTATACTTGTGAATTAGTTGATAAATTTTTGGAACAAAACAAAAAAGTTCTTGTTTTTACTAACTTTACAATGAGTTTAGAAATGTTGAAAGAAAAGTATGGTAATAAATGTGTTGTTGTTGATGGTAGAATGACACAAACCCAAAAACAATATAACATTGATAAGTTTCAAAAGGATAAAAAAGTAAAAATATTAGTTGGAAATATTATCGCAGCTGGTCTTGGTCACACATTAACCGAAGCTGAAGGTGTAATAATGAATGATTTATCGTTTGTCCCATCCCACCATTCACAAGCAGAAGACAGGACATATCGAATTGGTCAAAAAAATAATGTGCTTGTTTATTACCCAATCTTTGAAAATACAATTGAAATGATCATATATAACATCCTACAAAAAAAGAAAGATGTTATCGATCAGGTTATGGGTGACGGAGAATACGCAGAAAGTTTTACAAAAGAATTATTTAACGAGATTTTGTAATGTTTCTAATAATGCGTCATTAAACCCATCGTCATTGGGGTTTCCTATGTTAATCATTACCCCCTTTTCTGGGGTGTAATTAACAAAATTATCTTCACCTTCTCTTTCAAATCTAAATGGAATTTTATTTTCAACACAAAATCGATGTATTCTGGTCATTGTTTCGGCTATTTGATTCATCATAACAGAAATATACGATATTTATAATAAAAAACAAAATGGCAACAAATGTAATTACCCCCGAAAAAAAAGACAAGTTGTACACACAAGTCCTTCATTTATTAGGAATGCCCGTTAGAGGCGTCGAATTAAGGGAAGAACAAATGGATAGTTTTATTGAACTAGCAATTGCTGAATATGAACAATATGTAAATGATTGGTTAATTGAATCACAATGGTCAGCATTAGCTGGTTTAGATGTTGATGTTCAATCATTAACAAAAGCGTTCACCACAAGAAGTGTTGAATATGAAACACAATATACATATGCATATTCTAAAATTGTTGGATTACAAGCGGCAGGACCTTACCAATTAAAAAAAGGTATGTTCACCTTAGTTC